CTTAAACTGAGATAAAGCATCGATAACAGATTGGTTATAGATTGCTGTACCTTCAGCATTAGTATGGAGAGCATCTACTAACAATGCTTTGTTTTGCAGAATCTCACCTTGTGTACCAACTAGAGCAACATTAGAGTTAGCTTTGGCAACATCGTTGAAAATCTGGTCAACTTTAGGGTCAAAGTTGTTATTGATAACATCGTCAATAGACTTAGCATAAGGTGAACCAGTCAAGACAACATTAACGCCTTGGTCACCCAAAGTCTTAACAATCTGGTTTAGATTGTCTTTAACAACAGCTTTATCCACACCTTGAATGAAGTCAACACCACCAGCTTGCAAATAAACTGTAGCATTAGGATCAAAAGCACCACCACCAGCTAAGAATGTATTAAGCTGTTTAAGTGTATCAGCTGTGGTTGCACCTCCAACAGCTACATTGGTAGTTGCTTGCCCTGTGGCCTGTGTGAGTTGCTCAGGAAGTGCTGTATTAAGGCTATTCCAACTTGCACCAGCTAGAATATTTCCACCTAACAATCCACCTGACTTACCGCCCGTGGCTGCAGCTACATCTTCAGGCGAAATACCGTACTGAGCCATCTGAGACTGCGTTGTAGCAGCGTCTGGGTTAGTAGCTAAGAAGTCATTGATGTTCTTATATACATCGGCTTCTGACATTCCATTTGCCAAAGCCCACTGCATTGCAGCTGATAAAGCCATGATTACTCGCCTTTTCTATATAGTTCAAATGTATTGATAGTGTTCATTGTCGAGCCAGCTTCAGATTCCATACGTACCTGATCACCCTCTTCAAGTACAACGTAAGCACCGCCATCAAACTTAATGAACTGTGTAGGACTTAAGATATAACCATCTAGAACGTAAATCTCAGTAGCTGTACTAGCATCGTACCATATTGCATCAATAGCTTTATTGTTACCAGTTGTGTTAACCACGTAACAAAGATTCCACTTAGCATAGTAACCCGTGGGAACCGTATAAACTGTTGTCTTAGTTGCTGCTGTCAGCAGCTTCCCCACCGATACTGATCTCATCTTTAGCTACCTTTTTAGTTGACTTTACAGTTGGTGTTACTACCTCTTGTACCTCAGTGTAACCTCCGTGCTTACGCATCTCAAGAATCTCATGCTCTTGGAAGAACTCCACTGTGTTACCAGATTGATTACATTTAAATTTTGCCATGATATAAACCTTTCTGATGTACTACCCTTAGCACATTAAAAAGGCTCCCTCCTTGTGAGAGGGAACCTAGTTAGCTATTAAGCTGGAACGACGAGGGCAACACCACCGTAGTTACGCAACTCAGCGCAGCCGTACAAAGTATCAGCTGTGAACAATGTACCGAGGTACTCTTGTTTGTACTGAGTCTGTGAACGAACACCAACTTGCTCCACCAACACCATTGAGTCTTTGTGAGCCATCAAGCACACACGACCAATGTTAGTACCGGAACCGTCAGCAGCTGCATTAGCGTAGCCAGCATTAGATGTAACATAGACTGGAACACCGTAGATGTCACCAATCATACCGTTACGGATGCTGTTAGCTGTACCTGCCTCACCAACGCTGTTGAAGGTTGTGAACTCAGACAAGCCCAAGATGGTGTTACGTACAGAAGGAGGAATCAAGAAGAAACGATTGTCCATAGGAACATCGCTGTCATCCAGACGCTGAATTGTACGACGAATACCAGCAGCTGTCAAAGCTGAGGCATTACCAGCACCGGAGGAAGCTGAGTAGTCAAACGCTGTAGAACCGTCACCACCGATGAAAGCACCAGCGTAGCGGAAGTTACCAGCACCAGCTGTGGAAACGTTGAACTGTTGACCTAAAGTCACCAAGTCAGTATCAACTTGCTTACCCAAAGCGTAACCAGCATCATCTGTGTAGAATGAACGCAAGCTAGACAATGCTTGAGCTTCAACGATGTCCTCGATCAAACGTGAGTACTCGTAGTGCTTGTTGATAGACACTTGAACTTCAGACTCAGTAGCTGCGATCAATGTCACTTGTGTAGAAGCTGCCTTAGCTGAAGCTGTGCCTCGTGCAGGGACTGGAATGTGAACTGTGTCACCTTTCTTGCCCTTGAAAGACATCTTCTTAACCAAGTTAGCTGCAACCAAGCTCTTCTTATAAGCTGCAACAATCTCGTCACTCCATACTTCTGGAATAAACGTTGCTGCAGTCGTTGTGGTTACGTGATTAGAACCTAAAGCCATTTTATAAATCTCCTGATGTGATTAAATTAAATTATTTAACTCGACCTTCTGCGTAAGCTGCCATAATCTCAGGCTGTAATGCTTCGTAGCGGTCTGGGTCTTGCATTCGTAGCCGGATAAGGTCGGTACGACGATATACTTTCTTAGATGATTCTCCAGTTCCTCCCACATCAACACTAGCTGCTTTCAGATTCTGTTGTCTAACAGCTTTACCTGCGTCAGTAGTTTGTTGTGTCTTAGATGTTCGGATCTGTTTGAAAGTTGTAATCAACTCATCAGCAGCATTAAAATCGTAGTTGGCATCAGCCATAGCATAGATGTTTAAGCGCATTGGAGAGGATTTAACCCACTCAATAAACTCACCATCACGTACAATATCTGCAAAGTCAGGATGCTTCTTGTTGAGCATTGCTTGTGTCTGAATCTGCTTAAGTTGTAACGCTGCTTGCTTGGCTGCTAACACATCTGGATGATTAGCTACTGCATTGTTGAGATGTTTCTGAGGATCTTCAAAGAAATCTATCTCTGGTGTCTCTTCTTTTGGTTGTACTTGTTGTTGCTTTTGAGCTAAACTCTGTTTAAGTAGTTCGTCAGCGAGTCTTCGTACTTCACCCACCTCCTGAGCTTGACGACCGATAAGCTTTTCAGCCTCTTGGTGCATCTTAACAATGTCTTCAAGATTCTTCCCTTTGTACTTCTCAGGGATCTCTACCTCATTGCTAGTCTCAGTCTGTTGAGCTTGCTGGGCTTGTTCTGCCTTAAAGTCTTCAGCCTCGATCTCACTACCTTGATTAGAACTTAGTTCCTCATTATCAATTAAAGCCATACCTAACCTTTCCCTGTCCACGATGGGATTACAGGATATTTATAGAATAGAATTGGGTTGCCTGAATAACTATTCAGATCCTCTCTTTTGTTCCTGCTTGAGCCTGTCAGCTCTCACAGCAGCCCACTTAGCTGTAGCACCGGGAAAATCGCCAGATATAGCGTCTAAACCAATACTAGGTGCTGAAATGAGCCTGATAGCGTCCTTACTACATACTTTGCATTTAGCAGTCGTATGATCACTATCAACTAGCGATTCAGTTATGTGATCGTTAGGGCATTTGAAATCATAGAGACGTTTCATCCCTGTAACTCCTCGTACACCTTCTCACACACAGCCTTACGCCCTAAAACTAATTCAAGAATATCCAACTGACCCTTACGGAAATAAAGTGTTTGTGTGTCCGTTACAGTTGATATGTCGTTTAAACTAGCCTTAATCTCTTCAAAGTCTTCAATTAAGAAGTCCCAACCCTTAGTACTCATCGTATTAAAGGTTTCTTCGTAATATTTCTGTAGTTCTTTATCCATTTAAGGAGAACCTTTCTATTAAAATCTTAACAATAGTGTTATTGTAGCATAAAAACAACACTTTGTCAAGCTTTTTTATTATTTTATTTGTTTATTCATCATCTGAAGGCTTGCAATACGCTCATTTGAGGCAATATCAGCAGCTTTCAGGTTAACTTGCTTCTCTTTTAGCATCATGTCAGCCAGTTTCAAGCGTTTATCGAAGTCACTGCTCTGATCAATGTTCGTTGCAGCAGCTTGAATGACCTTAACTCGATGCTCTTCAGGGATCATCTGAGCCTCAATCATGGTTTTCTGAGCTTCAGCTTGTTGTTTCTGAGCCTTAGACTGCAGATCTGCCACCTGAGCCTGTGCCAACTGCATCTGAGCCATCTGCTGAGCCTGTTGAGCCTGTGCAGCTTCAGGGTTAGGCTGTGACATTTGCTGCAAAGCTGCCATCAATTCACCACGGTTAGACAAGGAACTATTCTGCAGGATGCCTTTCAAGATCAAAGGCAACACTGGCGTATTAGGGCCAAGTGTCTGCAAGAGTCCAATCATCTGTTGCTGCTCAAACTCACGTGCCAAGATACCCAAAGTAGCTGTAGGCACGAATGTCATGTCAGCTGATGGATAGCGCTCAGTGTCAAACTGCATATATCGGAATACAGCCTTGTTAATG